ATGATTCTGTAGATGAAGATGAAATTCAAGACTTAGTTCAAGCTGGCAATGGTAAATTTAATATTATATTTACTATGGGAGGACATTTGGATGAAGATGATGAAGAATACGATTCGGAAGAATCATTATCTGATCAAGATAGTGATTCTGATGAAACTTCTAATAAGAAAAAAATTGATAGTCATGAAGAAACCACAAAAAATGCTATTAGTGATCAAGAAGCTATTGAAAAATTTAAAAAAATGGTTGAAGGTCTTTCTGAAGAAGAAAAAAATAATTCAATTGTTAAAGGTATGATTAGTGATTTTAAAATTCGTGAAAAAACTGTTAAAAAAAATGAAAATAAAAAATTTAAAAAAATTAAAAAAAAAAATACAAAAGACTTTCGTAATCTTTTAAAAGAAAAGAATGTAATGAATGATATTAAATATTTTAAAGAAAAATTGTCTATTCAGCAACAAGAAATGGTTATTAAACAAATGGAGGAACTTAAACAACATTATGAAGTAGATAGACCTTATAGAATTGCACTTCTTGATGCTGATATTCCTATTAACTATAAAGCTTGTGCAATTAAAAAAATTAATACACTTAAATATATGGAACCAGGCGGTGGGGAATATTATAAAATTAAACAATGGGTAGATACTTTTATGAGAATTCCTTTTGGAAAAATTCAATCATTGCCTGTTACTATAAATGATGGTATTGAAAAATGCAATAATTTTATGGAGGATGCTAAAAAAACTCTAGATAACTCTGTCTTTGGATTAAATGATGCAAAAATGCAAATTATGCAAATGGTAGGTCAGTGGATTGCAAATCCTAAAGCAATTGGTTCTGCAATTGCAATTAAGGGTCCAATGGGTACTGGTAAAACTACTCTTGTTAAAGAGGGTATTAGTAAAATTTTAGGAAGAGATTTTGCATTTATTGCACTTGGTGGGGCAACTGATAGTAGTTTTCTTGAAGGTCATTCCTATACATATGAGGGATCTACCTGGGGTAAAATTATAGATGTATTAGTTCAAAGTAAACATATGAATCCAGTATTCTATTTTGATGAATTAGATAAAGTTAGTGATACACCAAAAGGTGAGGAAATTATTGGTATCCTAACTCATCTAATTGATACTTCTCAATCAGATAAATATCATGATAAGTATTTTTCAGAAATAGATTTTGATTTAAGTAAGTGTCTATTTATTTTTAGTTATAATGATGAAACTAAAGTTAACCCTATTCTGTTAGACAGAATGTATAGAATTCAAACTAAAGGTTATGAAACTAAAGAAAAAATAATTATTGCAAATAAATATCTTATTCCAAAAATTAGGGAACAGGTTATGTTTACTGAAAAAGATATTATTATTCCAGAAGAAACACTAACACATCTTATAAATGAATATACGGATAAAGAACAGGGTGTAAGAAATTTAAAAAGATGTCTTGAAATTATTCATACTAAATTAAATTTATTTAGATTAATGAAACCAGATACAAATTTATTTGATAAAGAATTATCTAAATTAATAATTGAGTTTCCTATTACAGTTACACATGATTTAATTGATAAATTAATTATTAAAGAAAATTCTAATCAAACTTATATGGGTATGTATATGTAATTTGTTAAATAATTAAATAATATAAAATATTAACTAATTATTTTTTTTACACCTTTGAACATTTAAAATTGACTATTAAATGTTCTATTACCACCTCTCATATTTAAATATTTCATTTGTTCAGGTGTCATACATGCACATCCCATAGAATTACTGTAAATACCAGGACAACAATCAGGATCAAATTGGTTATTTTGTAACATATCTAATTGATTTAAATCTGTTGGAAAAGGAGGAGTTATTCCCATTGTATTATTTTCTAAACTTCTAAACCATGAATTATATGAATAATCTTTATTGGGGTGTTCCCAAGTTGTTTTAACACCATCTCCCATTGAATAATTCAAGGCTGCTCCTGTTAGTCCTTTTGCTACAGCAAAACCTTCTTTAGATCCACCACAGCCACATGCAAATAAATTAAGTGCTATAATACCACCAATAAACATGCATAGTAATATCACTTCTAAACGTAATTTATTGCCAAATAATTCCATTACTATACATAAAATATAGATAATAATTATAATTGATCATAAAATTTTTTATTTGAATTAGCTTGTGATAGATGTTTTTCTATAGCAGAATTATAATGGGATACATTCACATTATTTATTGTAAAAGAATGTTTATCTGTTAAAATATTATATAAATATTTTATATTTGATAATTCGTTTCCTTCAATAAAATTAGTATCAATCTTTCCTAAATTATAATTTATTTCAATATTCTTTGTACATTTAATAATATTACCATCTTCTAAATAAAATTCATATATACCATTTAATTTAGTTGCATCTATTTTTACAATACCTAGTACTCTTTCTCCAAATCTTAATATATCATTTACTTCAATATCTTTAATACTCAAACTTCTACCATCATCTAAATCTATTTTCATATCTTCTGTAAATCCATTATCTAAATAATAATGTATATCTTTTTTTGTAAAATTTTTTGATATAATATTTTTATATGTACAATTTAATTTTAATTCTTCTATCTCCATATCATCTAAATCATCCCAGTCACAAAATGTATTATTCTTTATAATTATTTTCTTTGTATCAGTATTAACACAATAAACAAATGGCTCAGTATAATTATCAATATACATACTATTTGGATGTTTATCAACTGGAATTAAACCTAACTCTTTATGATAAACTCTATGATTACCTGTAACTAATATATTATCTAACTTATACATTTCCTGTTGAAATGAGGACATTTTTATTAATGCAGTAATAGTAGAACCATCTATTAGTTTATCGCCTATTTTTAAATCGCAGAATTTTTTTATATTATTATTTTCTAATTTAACTAGTGTATTTTTATCAAAACATGCTGGTACAGCAGGTGGATTTGGGTGACTAAGATTTAATACATTACTCATAAAAACTAATATAATTATTAAGGGAACTAATATAGCTATCATTATTACTGTATTAGCTGTTGCTAATGCAGCGGGAGCGGCGGCAAGTGCAGGACCAATAAAAGGTATAAAAAATAATCCAGCTGCCGTCGCCCAAGCTGCTACAATAATACCAACTATTATAAGTAATAATAATATTACTAATTGTACCATTCCCATAAAAAATGAATTCATTGTAAAATATGCTCCAATAAATGTAAATAATGATGCTGCTAAAGAGGCACTAGTTTTTTGTAATAAGTCCTTTAGATTAATAGTCATTTCTACTATTGGTACTGTAAAATTTAATAATCCACCAAATACTTTATACATTACTTCTGCTACAATATTTCTTAATTTATTAAAAATATTTCTAATACTTTCTAGAGCAGATGCTGCATATTGAAAAGTATTGGATAATGTATTCATAATAAAATAAAATGGAACTAGTGCATATTCAATTATTTCACTAAGAATATTTTGTAAACAATATGTAAAATTTTCTTCAGTAAATTCCATAATAGTTTTATCATGTGGTTTATTAATTATACCTGCAAAAGGCATAACTATAGGAGAACATTTATTCTTGTTCCAGTTAACTTTTAATTTTTCAATATTGGCTAATACATAAAAATAGGAAACTACTAAAAATACAAATAAACATATAATAAAAGTAATCCATACATCTGATCCATAACGTGAAAGATATGTTTTTTTATTATATAAATCTGCTATTTTCTCTCCAATGTTATCCATATATAGTATCAGGATAACATTTATTTTTTTTAAACAAGATCTTTTGCTGGAGAACCATTATTATCTTCCCAATCATGAAATATCCAATCACCTATTGGAATTGTGTGATTGTCTGTTATTAAACATGATAGTTCGTCACATTTAACATCTACTAAAATAGCTGGATTTTTTCCATATAAATTTTTTACTTTAACAAAACCTTTAATATCTGGATCATAAATTAAATGACTTCCAGTTACTAAAATATCTTCATTATTTTCGCCATTTTTAATTTTATATAATTTTTCTATTTGTTTATTATCTTTATCTTTATTACTTATTTTCATAATTGAACAAATGCGTGCTCCATTTTTTAAATATTCATTTAATTTTAAATCTTTCATACAAATAATATTACCATCTTTTGTTTTTACTTTTGTATTAGGATGAAAACATACTGCCCGTGTTAATTGTCCAGGTGGGCCATCCCATATGCTGGTCATTGTTTTAATAGACCCATCCATAGTATATAGTAAAGTTGCTAAAATACCCATCATTTTTTTTATTGTATCCATAAAATTTATTAATAATTCTTGAAATTCTACTATTATATTTAAAAATGAACCAAAAATTAATCTAAAACCTTCTGCCATGCTATTTCTTAAAGTATTTAAAAATGCTTTAACACCTAACATTGATTTATTAATTTGGTCAGCTATTTTTGAAAATACATCTAAGTTAAAACTCAATGGTTGGAGTAAATATCCCATATAATTTGCCTGTGCTGTTTGAATACATTCTGTAAAATTTTGCATTACATTACGATTAAATAGTCCTGCAAATGGCATTATTCCAGGATTACATTTATATCTATTCCAATCATCTTCTATTTTTTTTAGTCCTATACTAAAAATATTAAAAAAATATAGTCCTATAAATATTAATATTATTAATACTGATAATGTAATATCCGAAGAGTTCATAATAAATTATATTGTGATAATTTTATTATAAACTTTATTAATATCCAAATTTAATCATCTCATTTTTTTTAAATCTACCACCACTTAAACATTCCCATTTTGTTTTATTACCTCCTTTTATTTTTCTAGATTTATTTTTATTTTTATTTTTATATGAAATATTTTTTGTAATTCGACAAGAACGATTACGTCTGTTATATTTTTTTCTAGTTAATCTTTTTTTTCTTGTTCCACCAATTATTTTTGTATATGGACTTATTTTTGCTTTGCTAGGTTCTAATGCTATTTCATCACTTGCACCTTGTTTTTGAGCTGTTGCTAAATTTATTAGAGCTGATTTTGCTGATGAATTAGGATTTTGAGGACTTGGAAATTCTCCTGTACTTGAACTTGATGCAAAAGTAGGAATTGGAATTAATTTCTCTCCGCCACCAACCATTCTGCTTCTTGGAAATATTCTTCCTCTATAATCATATCTTCTTCGTGTATTATCTAGAGATCCACCGCCATTGTGTAAATTTTTAATGAGCATTACACTCGGAAATTTACTTCTTCGTCTTTTATCTACAAAACCACTACCATTTTGTAAATTATTTACAAGATTATTTTGTTGTTCCTGTTCATCACTTTGAGCTTTAAATGCAGCCTTTCTGGGTGATCCACCTGGTATTTCATACATTTCGACTGAAGGTAATTCAACACTCATTATATATAAAATAAAGATTATTAGTTAATTAAAGAATATATTATATATTATATAAATGAATTACAGTGATAGAATTCAGTTGGAGAAGATGATTAGAGAAAATGATGTTGAAGATTGTACAAATCATATCAGAGAGAAAAAACATAGTGAATTAATAAGAAATGATGTTACTACAATGATTGAGTTAAAAAAAAAATATGCTAGATTAAATACAAAAGGAGAACAATTTGATCAAATGTTAATAAATAGATGTAGTTTTCTTTTTAATAATTATACTGATATATTTAATAAAGTAAAAAAAGATGAAATTAATCTAGCAACGCTTTGGGAATTACTAAATGTATTAAAAAAAATAGAAGATAGTGAATTAGATCAACATGAAGGTTCTTATGAAGTTGGTAAACTTCTAAAACAAATTTATATTGATAGTTCATTAATGAAAGCAGAGAGATTAGATAAAAAAAATAAAATATCTAAAATAACTAAAGTACCAAATAAAAAACCAAAAAAAATATCTTATAAAGAATATAAATTAAAAGATAATAATAATGATAATAATGATAATAATGATAATAATGATAATAATGATAATTTTCTTGCAAAATTGAAAGAAATTTAAGTAGATAATATAATAGTAATAATAATATGAGCTATTCACTTGTAATTGTGGAATCACCAGCTAAGTGTCAAAAAATAGAGAAATATCTTGGTCCAGGATATAAATGTATTGCAAGTTTTGGACATATTAGAGAATTAGATGGATTAAAATCTATTAATATAAATAATAATTTTCATCCTACATTTACAGATATTGATAGTAAAAAACGACAAATATCGGAGATAAGAAAAAAAATAAGAGAAAGTAAAGAAGTTATATTAGCAGCTGATGATGATAGAGAAGGAGAAGCGATTGCTTGGCATATATGTCAAGTATTTAATCTGCCTGTAAATACTACAAAACGTATTATATTCCATGAAATTACTGAAACAGCAATAAAAAAAGCCGTATCAGAAGCTACAGTTTTAAATATGAATTTAGTATATGCTCAACAAGCACGTCAAATATTAGATTTATTAGTTGGTTATAAATTATCTCCGATACTATGGAATAAAATTTCACAAAAAACAAATACTGGTCTTTCTGCTGGAAGATGTCAATCACCTGCATTAAGGCTTATTTATGAAAATCAGAAAGATATAGATTCTTCTCCTGGAAAAAAAGTTTATAATACAACAGGATATTTTACTAACAAAAATTTACCTTTTATTTTAAATTATAATCATGATAATGAAGATAAAATAGCTGAATTTTTAGAAAATTCAGTAGATTTTGATCATATTTATAACTATGGTAAAATACGAAATACAATTAAACAACCACCTAAACCATTTACTACTAGTGGATTGCAACAAATGGCAAGTAATGAATTACGTATTTCACCTAAAAATACAATGGACTCATGTCAATTATTATATGAAGGTGGATATATTACTTATATGAGAACAGATAGTATGACTTATAGTAAAGAATTTATTAAAAAAGCTAGTGATTATATTAATAAAATTCATGGAAAAGATTATATTAGATCTGATATAGAAAGTTTATCAGAAAGAAAAGAAGAAAAATCTAGTAAAAAGAAAAATTCTAAAAAAGAGGAAAATAAAAATGCTCAGGAAGCTCACGAGGCAATTAGACCGACAAATATTGAATGTACTGATCTTGGAGATATGGGAAATCGTGAGCTTCGTTTATATAATTTAATTAGACGAAATACATTGGAGAGTTGTATGGCACCTGCAACTTATAAAGGTATAACTGCTACTATTACAGCACCTGAAAAATGTGAATATCGTTATTCTACTGAACAGGTAGTATTTCCTGGATGGAAAATAGTAGCAGGATATGAAAAAATAAATGCAGAATATACTTATTTACAAACATTGAAACAAGATACTAAAATAAATTATAATAAGATTACATCAAAAGTAACTATGAAAGATTTGAAGAGTCACTATACAGAAGCTAAGTTAGTTCAGCTTTTAGAAGAACATGGTATAGGAAGACCTTCTACATTTTCATCATTAATAGATAAAATTCAAGAGAGAAATTATGTTAAAAAAACAAATATAAAAGGAAAAAATATTGTATGTACTGATTTTGAATTAGAAAATGAAGAATTATCTGAAATTGAAATAACAAGAGAATTTGGTAATGAAAATAATAAATTAGTAATTCAACCTATTGGTATTTTAGTAATTGAATTTTTGTTAAAATATTTTAATAAATTATTTGAATACAATTATACTAAAGAAATGGAAGATACCTTAGATATAATAGCAAAAGGTAATAAGATATGGTATGAACTATGTAAAGAATGTTTAGATGAAATAAATATTTTATCAGAAGGTTTAATAGATACTAAAGAAAAAGAGGTAATTAAAATAGATAGTAAACACACATATATGATTGGTAAATTTGGACCAGTAATTAAATGTTCCAATGGAGATAATAAAGATACTTTTAAACCTGTAAAAGAAGATTTAGATTTAAATAAATTAAAACGTGGAGAATATGCATTAGATGATATAATTAAAAAAAACACTTCAACAGGAAAAAATCTAGGAAAATATAAAAATAATGATATTATTTTAAAAAAAGGCAGATTTGGAATTTATATTGAATACAATAATGAAAATAAATCTATTAATATAGAAGATAAAGAATATGATGATATTACTCTTGAAGATATTATCAAGATTTTAGAAAAACCATCTTCATTAATTAGAAATATTAATAAAGATTTATCTATTAGGAAAGGCGAATATGGAGATTATATATTTTATAAAACAGATAAAATGAAAAAACCTAAATTTTTAAAACTTCAAGGAATAATACAAGAATTATCATCTGATTATAAAACATGTGATAGTTTGGAGTTAGAAAGATGTATTAAAGAAAAATATAAATTATAGTGTAAAAAAAATAACATTATATTGTATATAATGTCGTTAAGTGTAAATTTAGTATATGATACAAAAATTTTAATGGTATTTGCATTAATAGGTATTATAATA